TTGATCTTTCTACTATTTCAACTTTATCACCTAGTTTTAAACTTGATTTATCAATTTTACTTGAGAGTTTAATGTTAGCTGAATTAGGTGTTCCATTTATGAAATATGAAGAACTTGTATTATAAATCCATGAATTGCAGAAAATTTCTTTATAGGATTTATTGGATGATGGATTGAATACTTTGTCACCAATCGATTTAACCGCAAATATTTCTCCTTCTTCTACATCTATATTACCAATTTGCACAAAATCAGATATAACACCAGTTAAACGTAAAACAACTTTTTTGTCTAAATCACCATCTTCATATCCAAAATATGTTATATTTGATCTAATATTTTCAATAGGACTAATAGAAGATGTAATTCCAGTACAATCTAAAAATTGATTAACTGTTTTTGATCCATATGTAATTGTATTAACACCAGCAATTACATTTCCCGTGGTTCCAAACCCAATTGTTGAGTCAACAGTTATAACCGATGCTCCTACTGCAACTGTTTCTAGTGATTTTGTATTTGGAACAACGACAAAATCATTCTTTACATTAGATGATTCATCATATCCAACAAATAATCCAATTTTATAATATGTTGTAATACCACTTTGACCAGAATCAACTCTTTCGAAGGGTTCTATTTCTGAAATGGATGCATTTATATCATTATCAATATCACTGCGGAATAGAGTTTGACCTGTAAGACCTTTGAGAAGTGTTTGTCCTTTTAATTTGACTGGATTACCAGATAATAATTCAGCAACACATACTTGTCTTCTCACGTAGTTTGCTGTAGATGGTTTTATTAATTTTTCTTCCAGATTTAAAATTTTGGGTGTTAATCCATATAATACATTGAATAAAATTCTAAATGATTCATCGGTTCCTTTTGCTTGATATAATGATCTTGCTTCCCCAATAAATGTTCCAACATCCAAATCAGATTGGAAGTTTTTGTTTTCAAGACCAGGTGTAAATGTTTTTTTAAATTTATTATAAAATTCCTTGAGAAATAAAGTGCTTAAATTTTGTATTGATACTGATGAATCGTGAGAATTTGCATCACTTGTGCTAAAAACTAAATTTTCTTTTTTTAAGTCATCATGATAACTGGTTATACCACTAAATCCACGTTTACAACCAGTAAATGAATCTGTTGTGATACCAGTATATGTAATTATCTCATCATCTATCTTCAGGAGACCATATTTGTTAGGAAATCCCTTGGTGCTACTAACTTGTATGGTTTTACTAGTAGAAGCTATACCTACTGCTAATACTGTTGAATCCACTATGACTTCAGGTGTCAAATTATCAATGTTTAAATACTGATCTAAATTATCTACAATATCAATTACACCACCTTGATATTCTTGAGAGGCATAATATTGCTGTAAAAAATCAACAGTCGTAGGACTCTCATCCAATATAAAATTTGGAAGTTGATTTGATATTACATCTTGTATTTTAACTTTATTGACTATCCCTGTTTCGATCATGCTATGCTCTTGTTATTTTTCCATTAGGATAACTTGATGTGTAAAAATCTGTTGTAAATTGAACACCAGATATTTCATCACCAGAAGAAATTACATCTCTTACCATATTTATTGAACTATTTGAGATATCTAATGAAATATACAAATCTTTCAATCCAACAACATCATTTGATCTTGGAAAAGCTTGAACTTCAATAATATTATTTGATTTTACTGTTGATGTGATGTTTATTGTTGAAATGTTTATTTCACCTTTTTCATAATCGACTGATCCAGCAGAAGAGATAACATTACTAATTTCACCATTGTCTAATATCTTAAATATTTTAATAACTCCTGTTTTGCGGTCTGCATTAGGTACGTCAGTCATATAAACTATTGATGTATTTCCAAAAACAGTAAATCCTGTTGATTTGATGTTGAAACCATTTGGATCAACATAAAATTTATTACCATAACACAATTCATATTGTGCGAATTGATTTATTGATGATTTTAAATTTCTTCTTATGATTATTTTTGTAATATTAGAAGTAATTGCTTCATCTGTGCTGTCAATAATATTAACTAACTTACTATACTTTAATCTTCCTCCAAATTGATTCAAATTAATCGATTGAGAGTACTTTGTTAATGAATTAAGCACATTAGTCTTAAGTGTATCAGTTGATGAGACAAAAGAATCATTAAAATACACACTTGAATCAAGTTCTACATATAAAATTTTCAAATCTACAATTTTTTGAGTAATTCCTGATACTGTGTACTGTTTTAATTTTGATAATATTTGGTTTTTTGAAAAATCAGAGACAAAATTACCATTTTTAGGTTTTATACTGATAACAACCGTTCCAAATTCTGGTGGATTGAGTTCTTCACCTCCAACAACAGAAACTGACTCCGTATTTGGATAAATTTTCTTAATTACTGACTCATAATCTCTTGATGTAACTGCTCTATTCTGTGAAGAGTATGTAATAGGTGAAAAATACTTGATTGAATCGATAGATTCGATATTTGATCCATTTTGTGCTCTAAAATTAGTTGTAATTGACACATCATTTTCAATTGTAACGATATTATTGTTCTGATCAATCAATCTTCCAGAAAAAGTGAATTTTTCTGCACCATTTCCGTCTTCTCCATCCGTTGTTATGTATTTTACACGTATACGATTGCCATCTTCACCTACTGCAGTGCCTAATTTTTTACCAAAAAATCCATCACCAAACTTAAGTTCATATTTTTCGTCCTGAACTTCATTTATTAAGTAAATTTTTGAATTTTTATCAATATTTACAATATCATTTACTAAACTATACTGAGTTCCGTCATTACTATCACCTACTTCTGCAATATAAACAGCTATTTTTGATGTATCTATATTTGGATTGTCTAAAATAAACCTCTGATCAAGTGATCCATCATAAACAAACTCTTTTTCAAGATAAATTCCTTGATAAACGTTAACATTTGAAAATGTTGCGACTCCATTCACCACAGTTGTGCTTACAGGTTCCGTAATTGAGAAGGTATATGTCAAATCATTCACATCACCTGTGCAAACAAGACCTGGTTTAATCGTAACTGAGTTTAATGTCTCTGGAACGGTTGCAGTAAATGATATTTGTGCGTTTGCTGCTGTTCTAGACCTTGGTGTATATCCTATATTTCCTGCGAGTGATACAACATTCTGTCTCAATGTAGCAGAATCCAAGAAAGATTCATTCACAATCATGTTTGAGTTGAATGCTGTGATATATGTATTGTATGCGAGTGTATCAATAAGGACAGAAAAGTTTGAACCTTCAAAATCAAAGTCTTCAAATTTAGAATTTGCTCTTAGATAGTCCTTAATTGACGTTTTTATCTGATCGAAATCGAGATTTGTAAAGTTGGAGAAAGGCATTTTACCTTGTTGCCTCTAATATAAATGAATATTCTTGAGTTGGGAACTCTTGACCTATAATATCAAAGAATATAGTGGCTTCAAACTCATTTGTATCGGGTGATGGGTCAACTTCTACCCTGACATTATCAACTCTTGGTTCATAATTTTGAACTGCAGCCTTAATTTGGTCTTGAATGACCGATGCAGTACCAAAATCGACAAAATCAAAGAGACTCTTATACACATCTGATCCAAAAGATGAGTTAAAAAACTTTTCTGTTGGAATTGTTTCTACAATGTTGCGAACTGATCTGCGAATTGCACTTTCATTCTTTAAAATTGGTAGATCTTTTGTGATTGGATGGGGTAAAAATGACAAACTAATGTCTTTAAACTCTCTTGAGACTCGATTAATTGCCATGAACTAAGTTTTATATTTATTTATACCCTTTTTTTAACTATTTTTTTGGCTTTCACTTAAAAATTCAGGTTTTTTCTCCTCATCTTCTCTAAAATATCCATCACCATCATATTCACTGATTAATTTTTTACCAGATTTGTTAAATTCTTCACTTTTATCGACTTTAATTACCATTTTTTTTCTCCTGTAATAATTTATTTATCCT